TCATTTCCAGTCTATTTTACCCCAGTATTTTTCGTTTTTAATTTTTTGTTGTTTGTCTGTAATTTTACAAACGGCGCAGTAGAAATGTTTGTTACTTGAGCCTGGCTGAACATATTTAAATCTAATCCACCAATACCCATCCTTTTTAATTACTTGGTCAAAAGGAACATAATTCCCTTTATATAACCACGAACCACTTTCAACTACAGTGCCTTTAAGTCCAGGCGACTTACGTACTTTAATAGTGCTGTTAGCAGTGAATTTCCCTGCCCAATTCCACGTTGTTTTAGCTTTAGATGGTTTACTCTTAGGTGCATTGATTTGTCTACCGTTAATAGCTTCTGCAAGTCGTTTAGTAAACTCATTGACGTTCTTAGTGATGTAGTCCATGTCTTTTTTACTAGTGATGAAGCCTAACTCTATTAATCTGTAATTTAAATTGAGTTGTCCTGTAACGTTAGCGTTTAATAAATCGTTTCTAGGTGTTACACCTCTAATTTTACCAACCGTCTTACCTAATACACTGGATAACGCTTTGTCGATATCATCAGCAGGGTATCTATCGCTAACAATAACGTGCCCTCCACTTGCTTGAGGACTTGCAGCGTCTAAATGGAATTCTACAATGACATCAGGCTTAACATTCTTTTTAACCCAATATAAACCATAGTCAGAATAATTACCTACACGTTGTCCGTATAGTGTGTCTTGATATAAATCTTGGTTCATTGATTTACCACCATATAACACAACTGTATTTCCTACACTTTCAAGATGTTTCTTTATTCTAGGTATGATTTCTTTTCTATTGAAGTCACGCTCATTATATCCGTTTGCTACGGCACCTGGATCGTTTGAATAAGCGCCTTTACCATGACCTGCAACAAGTAAGATTTTCTTACCTTTCTTAGCTTTCGCTTTCTTAACAGGCTTAGTTTTGCTTTTAACTTTGTTCTTAGTCGTTTCTTTAGCGTAGAAAGGTCTAATAAACCACATAGGGAAGTCGTAACCATGTGTACGTCTTGTAGTAACTTCAGGTGGCGTCCAATACGCACCCCCAAGCCAATTTTGCTCAAGTATCGTTATAGAGTTAGATGTAGCAGAAATGACGATACCAACATGACCGTAACCCTCACCATAATTTCTATTGAATATCACGACATCTCCAGGCTTAGCTAAAAATGATAGTGTATTCTCATAAACAGTAGCTTCTCCTGTAAAGTTGTTCCATGTCGGAATGTCTGCAGCACCCACACCTTTTAAAGTATGACCGAATAAATAAAGCCAATATTGGTTAGCTACGTCGAAACATTGAAAACCATAAGCACCGTCAGGGTTTAGTGCTTTGCCCTCTAAACTTTTTAAATATGCAATTGATTGTTTATACGTTCTAACAGATACCATTAGAAATCATCTCCGTTCGTTTGAGGTGCACCACCTGTAGAATCTACTCCAGCTTTAACCTCATTTAACTTTTGTTGTCCTTTTTGCGCTGCGTGAGAGAAGTTGTTATTTTTCCACCAAGACCATAAGGACACTGCACCAGTGATGATAGAGCTGATAGTCACTTCATCTACTGGAATAGGCGAAATATGTTTAGTGGCTAAAAATTGGTTAACCCAAGCTAAGATAAATACTATTGTTCTTACAATTGAACCTACATCTGTTTTCATACTCATATCTCCTTTAAGATAAAATAAAAAGCCAACGCATTGCGTTGACTTAAATTACTTGTTCTCTTTCATTAATTTCTTTTCTTCTATAGGGTGGTCATTGTAAATATATTTCACTTCAATTGAACCTTTAGAAGATTCATCTAACATACCTATTACATCAACATTAGTAGTCATATTGTCTAATTCTTGCAAATGAATAGGATAGTCTAAACTGTCAAATTGAACTGTGGCATTAACTTTAAATTGTTTAGGCAAATCTATTTTTCTGCTATAGCAATCATTTATAAAACTTTGTAAATTAAAAAGTTTTTTGTTTTGTAAATTAAATACATAGCTTTTAAATGCCCATTCTAAGTTACTTTTTAACGTTTCATCAACTTCATTGCCATCGGTAAATATAGCAACTTGTATAGGATCGACTACGCCCTCTGTATATTGTAATAACCAATAGTCAATTGTTTTCTTATTAGATAACCAATCATCTTTCATTATCTTAACTACTTCTTCAGCAATAGGTTTAGCCATTAGTTCAATCCATTGACCTTTTTCTTTGTCGAAAATTTTAGGAATAGCTTTCATTATTCATTACCTCCAGTAGTATCAATCCAAATTTTAGTTGTGTCATTAGGGGCGTTCTCTCCAATGACAAAATTTTCTTCGCTTTCAGTTTGATTCTTAATCAATCCGTTTTTTACGCCGTATTCAATCATCTCTTGCCATAAATCATGGTTTTGTGTATTGATCAATTGTCTACCAATCACACTTTCAGTTACTTCGATTTTCGTTTTCTTATCAGACGGGAATACATACTTGTTATCCACCCATATTTCTAGTGTGTATATGTTAGCAGGGATAATTTGATTGATAACTACATCGCAAGTATATTTATCATCACTTTTTCTAACGGTTGTGTCGTAGATATATTTAACACCCGTTTCATCTGTCAAAAATACTTTTGCAGGTAATCCATCTAAATTTAAATCATCTTTGTTAGTATCTGCTAAGATATAACGCATATGTGATAAATCACCTTGTTTAATGCGATTACCGTCTTGAGAGTCATTTAAATTAAGTACATTTATTAGCATGTTTTACCTCCAATAAAAAACCGGACTAAAAAGTCCGGCGAATTAGTTATACATGTGCATTTTCCAAATCATATTCAATACCCGTTAATTCTAAATATTCTTCAGGTGTTACAAAACCTCTTTTAACAAATAAAGCGAATTGTTCCTCATTGTATAAACCCATTTTATAGTATCTGATACCTATGTTACGCATTAATATCACTCTCCAAAACTTGTAATGTTAAATTCGCTATATCATTTTGTAGATTTGCTACTGTATCTTGTGTTTTCATTAATTGTAAAGTTAGATCCGATATTATAACATCTTTATCATCGGGAATTTCTTCTGTTTCAACTTTAGGTTGTTTTTTTAACCATTCTTCATGTGATGTTCCTATCCATTTTTCTCCGTCAAAATAACAAGGGGTGAATATCCCTTCCGGAGGTTCTATCTCTGTCCATTTTCCTTTTGGGAATTCCATGTCTCCTCTTTTGTTTTCTATAACCAAATATGGAGTTCCATCATAGAAATAAATTTGTTTTGTTTTCATATTTTACCTCCTATAAAACAATTGTTCCTTCAATGTAGTACATGTCATACGACTTCACTTCATACTTAGGATCAAATGTAATTTTTAAATCGCCACCTTGAGCGATAGTGATATTATAGATAATTGCTTGACTCGTATTAATACTCGATTTCGTGTATTGTTTATAATCTTTTATCATATCCCCAATGTTTTTAGGGAATTTCGCAAAAACCATTTCTTTCATACTTACGCCACTTATTGCACCTTTAATGAATATTACGTTAACATTATTAATTGAAACCAGTCTATAAGAAGGTTTGTTATATATGCCGGCTTGTGCAACTCCATTAACAAGTGGAAGTGATTGCCAATCTGTGTCCGTCCAGTTAGGTTTTAACAACTCTAACTGCTCTTGAGTGAAATCACTATATGTGAATGGTTTCCCATCTTCACCAGGAATACCTTGTACGCCCTGCTCTCCTTTCAAATTAGCGAGTTGCTCTGGCGTGAAATCTTCGTATCGGAAAGGCTCTCCTTTAGGTCCTTGTAGACCAATTGCGCCTTGAGCACCCTGTTCTCCTTTGAATGTATCAGAATTTTCCTCCATATATACTTTTAAATCGTTTTCTAACTTATCTTTAAAATCATCATCTAATAATCCTATAGCATTCTCTTTCATAACATTTTTTACTAAATCTTGTAACGAATCTACATGAATTTCTTTGCCAATCGGTCCAGTCATTCCACTGTCTGTGATAGTGAAATAAAAGTTAGCGACATGCACACTATCTTTGCTATTAGCTAAAAATAACTTTGCATCCATTCTACCTGCATGTTTAATAACATTGTCTGATACCTTATATTGGATAACCCCTCCCTCTGGAACAAGAATGTCTAAAGGTTCATTTGTAAATATAGAACCATCTGAACTAAATAAATCTAATCGAGGTGTCATATCCGTGTTGTTGAAGTTAAGGGCCTCGTTGTTATCTTTAATAGCAATGCGAATATATGAAGATCCGTCATCTTCTGTATAGAAATTAGCTCCTATAAAGCCGTTTTCTACAGTACTAACATTAATATTTGTTTCTACATCTTGTAATTTTTGTACCATGAATACACCTCTTATTGATTATTAAAGGCTACCCACTGACAGTGAATAGCCTTGTTATCTATATTTGTCTCGAATGTAGTACATACCTTTTAATCCCACTTTTTTGTATAAGCTACTAATAGTTGTAGCTTGTAAGTTACACCATTCAATCGCAGTAGCGTATTGCATGTAACCAGGGTTTTTAGGGTTCCAACGCATTCTGTATAAGGTGTTCTTGCCTTTATTAAAGTATTGCTTTCTAACGAACTTAGCGCCACCTATAATAGCGTTACGTGGATTAGTCCAGCCCTGACGTCTAGCATATGCAATTGAAGCATCTGGATTATTATCATATGCAGAAATACCAAAATAGTTATAAATACCATAGCGTCCACTAGCATAGTTACTGCGACCATATCCACTCTCTAGGAAAGCATGAGCGATTAAGTAAATCTCATTTACATTGTACTTCTTACAACCGTCTGCAAATGCTTTACCTTGTCCAGATAATGTACCTTTACCTTTAAGTATCTTATTCAACTTACTTACTGATATGCCTTGATATTTTCCTAAATCTAGCATTTGATATCGTTGGGTTGAACTATTCCATATAGTAGTTGGATTCATATATTTACTTGTTTGAGATCTTGAGGCGTTACCCCAACCCCAACTATATGATTTTTGAGGCATACCATGTGCCATTTGCGCATTAAGCGCTTGTTGGAATGTATATTTACTTTTCTCTACAACCACTCTAGGTTTAGTAGGTTTTTTACTTACAGATTTGCCGTCTTTAGATGTAGCATTGTTTTGCGCGGGATTGTCTACAGACGTTTTACCTTTTACTTTGATTTTCATCTTAGTAGTGGTTGTTGTGATTGTTTCTGTTTGTAATTTATCTCGATTCAGGTATAAACCAATGATTTTCTTCTCGACTTCTTTGTACTTACTTTCATCAGGAATGCCATTTTTAATCAAGTCGTAATTAATCAAATCTTTCATAGAACGCCAAATATTAGGATCTGCTTTAATTGATGATTCAGAAAGTTTTATCTTACTCCAACTTAGTAACCAAACACCATAGATTAATGCCCTAATTTGATTGAGCATAAATTGACGTTTACTTTCTGTTTGACCGCCACATACTTCCATGACAAGCCAACCTGGATGTTCTGGTGCTTCTTCAGAATCAGGTCGAGGCGTCCATACACGCTCACGGTCTATATAAACATGTGGATATTCATCTTCGTTAACATATTTATTACGTTGTAAGTACAATTCCTCAACAGAACGCATATGTGTACTTTCTTTGATGTAAATACCTTTTACTTTCCCTATGCTTTTTTGTCCTTCTACCATGTAATGATAAATGTATTCTAATTTGTCATCTAAATCGTAAGCAAAAGAAGTATAAGAAACTTTGGTTACTTCTTTGATGATAGGTTTTGTTTGTTCTTTTGTATTCTTAGGAGTATTGTCAGAAGATGGTTTAGACGGTGTACTACTTGATTTTGATGGTTTCTTTGTTTCGGCGTGGTAAGGAGGTCTGACAAACCCGCTTATACCATTATAACTATGCTTGATTTTGGCACCAGGCGAGCCTGTATAACTATTTGCACCGATCCAATTTTGATCCACACTAGTGAAGTAACTTTTAGTAGATGGACCAATTACAACAGCTGTGTGACCAACACCGTTATTAAAGGAACCCTTTCCCCAAACTGCCATGTCACCAGGTTTCGGAACAAAGTTTCTAGTATTCCTATAGAATTTGAAACCTTTAGGATATCTATACCATGCCATAGCAATAGCGTTTCCTGTTGTTCTAAAATGCCAATATCTATTAAAAATGTAGTTAGGTAAATCCCAACATTGCGTTTGTATTTAACTTAACGCCTTTCCCCGCATTAATTTCTTAATACGCTTGTGTAACGTTAAATTGCTCTATAAAAAGAGCCTCATGCTTTCACATGAGACTAGACTATATCTTAATATTCATTTTTAGCTTTTTTATAAGCTAAGTGTGCTTCTTCTGCAGTTTCATAAACACCTAAGTATATAAATTTCTTGTTTTTGTAAAGCTGCGCTTGATATTTGTTTAGATGTGGTTTGTAAGTTACTCCTGTATATCCTGTCTTATTATGATATTTTCGTCGATTGTTTGCATTTTCTTCATGACTAACCCATCTGCAATTTGATGGTTTATAATCGTCATCGTTGTTAATTCTGTCTAATTCAGCACCTTCGAATGGTACATCCCCCATATCTTTGTAGAATTGCATAAAGTCATCTTTCCACTCATCACAAACCTTTATACCTCTACCGCCATATGCGCTGTAAAAATCATAGTTAGAGTTGTAACATCGTTGCTTCATACCTTTCCATTTATTATAAATTAAAGTTCCAGTCATACCATGTTTTTTAGAATGACTAACTTTATTCAAACAACCACAACTTTTAGAATAACCATTTTTCACTTCGGTACCAATCATTATTTTTTTATTACCGCATCTCGTACAGTAACATTTATATAGTTTCTTTTTATGTTTATTTCTGCCATAAAACTCTAGAACTTTAAGATAATTAAACTGCATTCCTACAATGTCCATTTGACCACTCCTTATCAATCGTCAAATACATTGTATCACACATGAATATTTAATGCACTGCCTATCAATTGATAGTACATAGTCGTTGAAGCTTCCTCTACTATTACCATAGAGGCTTGCCTGCTGATTGCCCAATCCTTAATATTTTTTAACTTTCACGCTTACCGTTACCAGTTACGTTGTAGTTATTAAGGCTCTAAGGGTGTCCCAGCAATTCACATTATTTTTTTACATGGAACCCATTAATTAAGCTCCATGATAACCATCTACATCAACTCTTCTGCCAATCATTCTCTTTGCCCATGCTGCAACTTCAGAAGCAGTAGGTTTTCTTTTTTTAGGACTAGGTAATCCCATATATGCACCTCATTTCTGGCATAATAAAAAGTCGATACAATATGTACCGACTTTTAAAAAAAGGCTTGAGCAAACGCAAAGGCACCACCAACTATAGTTCCGGCTAACCCAATTAGCGCTACTATTACTTGAACACTACCTTTTTTCTTAGTTTCAATGCTACCTTGTATTGCATCTATTTTTTCATCATGTGACATTACTTTATACTTTATATCGGTCATTTCCGTGCCTACCTTAGTCATTACACTAGTTAAGTCTTTGATGTTGATGTTAGTTTCTTTTTGAGCTTCGTATGTTTGTTGTTGTAAAGTGGTTTGTGTCTCAACTTTCGTTCTTAAATCGCTTAAGGCTTCAATGTTTTTTCTGTCATTTTCATTTATCTTCTCGTATATTTTACCGTTACTTTCAATCCATTCATGCCTTAAAACGTAATTACTTTCTTCTGGCATATAAATCAGCACCTCCGATGTAAGAAACAACAAATCCTGTCGCTGACATCAAGCCCATATGAACAGTTGTAAGCCAATTTATAGAGTGGTAGATGCTTGCACTCGTCATCAAGAAATATAAGATAGCAGACATAAAACCACCGACTAAAATAAATTTACTAAAATTAGAATTTTGGTCTGCAGAGCTAACAAATATTGCCGAAATGATGACAATGATGCCTGCTAACATAACAATGATTCCCCACCCCCAAATAGGCAAAATGTTATCTAAAGCTAAGTAAAAAGAACTGTCATCTAAAACATCGTCTTGTTCTTTTATCCAAAAAAAGCCTCTTAAAAATTCTCTGAAGCCATAACAAAAAACCATTACAGAAGCTATGATTTCAGCTAAAGTTAAATCTTTCATATTATTTTTCATATAGCACCAACTTTACTTAAAAAATAAAACCACAAGTTATTTAACCTGTGGCTCGTAATCTTTACCTGTTGTTTCTTTAAATTGTTCTGGCGTAATCCATCTAACCCTAACAAACTTTTTAAAAGTTTCGTCAGTGTATAAACCCTTTTTATATAAATCGATTACTACTTTATCCATATTAAGATTCCCCCAATTTTTGGTTTGCTTGTTCTTCTGTTAAACGAGCAATAGTTTGTTTTAAATCGTTCACTTCTTCTTGTAAATCAACTACTAGATTTGTTAGTTCGGCTATAGCTATATCTTTATTATCGACAGGAGTTTCTATTTTAGGTAGTGACTTCGCTAATTCTTCTTCAGTTTGACCTACCCATTGCTTACCGTCGTAATAGCAAGGCAATATAATACCTTGTGGAGGTTTGTTGTCTGTCCATTTTTCATTCGGATAAACATATTCATCTTCTTCATTTTTAAAGACGATAACAGCTTGTCCGTTTTTCCATAAATAAACTACTTTCATTTCATCACTCCGTCCATTCGTATTGACCATAGATATAATCTGTATCAGTCCATGCGCTAGGATCTACAGTAGCATCAAAGTTCACCGTTCCTGACGTGTTCAACGAAATACGTCCATTATTTTTATTTCTAGGTGCACTAATTGAGAAAAATACTAAGTTTCTAACAAACTCTTTTGGTAACATCGCAATAGTTTGACCGTGTTTGATAGTTGTTGCATTAATGCGTATCATTTTTCTAGTAATACCATTTTGAGTAATTGTTCTATACGCACTAGTGAAACCACCTTTAGAAACTAAATCATTATGAGGGGATGCACTATTTACTAGTTGCAAATCAATCCAACCAGTATCTACAACATCTGAACCAACACGCTCCCAACCACTCCACGTTTTGTAAAATCTTTTTTGGTATATAACGGTTGAATTGTAAGGTTGATAACGTATTAGTATTGCGTCATCACCTCTTTTTAACTTCGTTAACCAACCATTGTTGTTAGTTTCAGGAGGGTTGTTTAGTGTTAAAGCAACATATCGTGTGCCAATAGGTAAAGCAGTTAATTGTTCATTATTATCGAAATCTATTTGTAAGCTAGAGTCATAAAAGTTAGTGCCATCATCATTTGTTAATTTAAATTTTTGCCAATTCTTTTCTGTAAACTTATTTTCTACATATTCAGGGGTAGTAAAACCATCTCTTTCAAGAGTTTCGTTGAATGTTTGTAGTTTTTCGTCAATTGTTGTGTTAGCCTGATTAACATTTGTATTAAAAGCGTCTACATTGCTATCATAAGTTTTTTTGAACGTATCAGAAGCCAAATCATAATCTGTCTTGATAGCGTCACGTTTAGCATCTATTTGTCTTAAAGCTTCTTCTCTTTCTAAATCGATACTTTGATTAGAAGTAAGTAACGCGTCTGTAATGGCAATAAGAGCGTCTGCTTGAGCCTTGTTTATTTTAACGAGATATTCTTCAGCTGTTTGCTTAATAGATTCAATCAGCGTTTGTGTATCGCCTATATCTTGTTTGAGTTGTTGCACTTTCTTTTCTAATTCTGTGCGTAAGTCATCAAACATACGAATGTAAGATACTTTGATATCACTTTCTATTTGATTAATAAGACTATCACGTACTGTAAATTTAAAAGTACCTAATACAACAGTGTCGTCTTTTCCTACATTGTTTACATCATTGAGTGATAAGTAAATTTCACCCAACACTTCAGAATCGACAACGTTTTTTAAAAACCATTGAGGCACCGTAACACCTATCAATCCTTTCATCGGATCAATGAATTCTACGTCTAATACACCTGATGTACTAGGTCGTTTTTCTTCTGTTCCGTTTGTAGCTTTAAAGAAAGCATAACCCTTAACGTTTTTGTCACTGATTAACAAAGGTTTGTTATCTTTTTGTACTACAAATTGAAATTTAGCGGTGTTTTTATCGAGATTATAAAAACCGATACCTCTATTAGATATCGGTTGTAAATATGGTTCTTCATTTAAATCGAGTTTACCTACTTTTTCTAATTCCATTATTTAGCACCCCACAATACTAATGCTATTGCACAGCCACGTTCTTCAGTGTATTCAGAAGTTATCTTCATGACTCTACCTTTACCATTTACATTATCTTTGTAACCCACACCTGCTCTACCATTGATATAGTCACCTGGTATAACGTCTTTTTCAATGTTTGTGTAGATTTGGCCTAATAATCCGACTACATTCCATTCAGGTCTTTCTGAACGAGATTCGTAACTAATGCTATCGTCATAATCAGGGTTTTCTACTGGTACATCACGCCATTCGAATGAAACGTTGCCCTCATCGTCTACAAACTCAACTTGTTTTCTGTTTGTAATTGTTACACCGTATTCGTTCTTTAAGAATCTGTCTTTATGGTGGAATGTTTTTTCATTAGCGACTAATGCAGCAGTGCCAGAAATAACACCAATAGGCTCGTCGCTAGGTTGTGCTTTTCTTATTTTATCTCCGTCTAAAGTAACGATAGTTCCTAAATCAATTGCTAATCCATTTTGTGACTCAAATAACTCTGCGATATCGGCACTATCTTGTTTAAGTTGACCTGCTAAAGTAAGGTTTCCAGAGTATGTGCTTAAATCAAACTTGATATTTGAAGTTGAAGGACCACCTTTTGAGCCATAACCACCAACAACGTGATAGTTTCCTGGAGATTTAACCCTGTTACTATTAAGGATTAGTTGCGTATGTCCTGACTTATCTGTTTCGGAATTAAGTGCGTTGATAATACCACTACGAGATCCATAAGCTTTAGATTTAGCACCTGAACCTAAGACAAAACTACGACTACTATATGCTTTTGAACCACCTGTTGACGCAATAACTGCGCTTGTATTCGCTACACCTGCACTACCAGTGGTTGCAATACTTGCACCACCTTTTCCAACTGTAGGAGCAGTGTCGTATTTTTCACCTGCTATCCAAGCTGGTGTGGAGTAATTGTCTGATGTAACACCATTGACTATTGCATGGTTGTTAGTTAATCGTAATCCGATACCCGAACCATTGCCGTGTAAGTTACAATTAGTAATTTTGGTATCGTTAATACTTCCACCTACGCCAATACCGATGTTATTTGATGAATTCCAAATATTGATATTGTTAAGTGATACTCTTGACGGTCTATTGCTTCCACCGAACAATCTAATATCAACGTCTGCATTTTTAAAGTTGCGAACATTGATGTTGTTGAACGAGATGTTTTCTGCCATGAATTGAACAGCAATAGCAGGTTGTTTTTTGTCTAGTTTTCCACCTTCTAATATGCCGAAATCACTAGTACCTATAGCTGTGAAGTTGTTTACAGATACATTTCTATATGCACTGATTACTAATGCTCTTGGAGTAGATCCTGGATAAACCCCATTGAATTTAGGGTTAAGCGCTAAACAGTTATTAAGTGAAACATCGTATGCAGTTAAACTTTTAGAATCTGTTTTAGCGTTATGGTGTCCAATATGTCTAATGTTGTATGCTCTTGTATCTTCAATTGATACATGGCCGTTAACAAACACACCACTTGCTGCACTTGCGTTACTATGTGCTTTAATTTCTAACCCACCAAAGTTGCCTTTAGTTCGGTTATTCGATAAGAAAACATATTGTGAGCCGTCGTCAATTTCTATACCGTTATTATTGCTCCCTCCAGTTGGAGTGTGCGCATAGGAATTAGAAATTGTGATGTAACGAGAATGGTGGGTAGTAATACCGTCATCTCCACAACCATATGCTTCACAATTATCAATGAATATATGTTTACTTTCTAACGAGTAAGGGACACGATTACCGTCACCCTCGTAATAATAATTGTCATTTGCATATGTTACGTCGATACAGTGAAGTAAAGCGTCGTACGACTTAACGTTGTAAATGTAACCGTTAGTTACACCTGCAAATCTAATGTTAGATGAGCGAGAACCACCGGCAGGCTTTAATGTTTTGTTTTGTCTAAACTTATTTCCGTTAAAAGAAAAACTTTCTAATGAGATATTCTCTGCACTACCACTCATCTTTAAGTTAGTTATACCGATGTTTTCTACAGGTGTTTCGTCCATAAATTTAATTGTAGTAATGTCTTTACCTTGTCCAACCAAACGAGAGTTGTTAGGCATTTTGATGCCTGTTGTAAGGTAAGTACCACCACTCATGGTTACTTGTACGTTACCGTTGCCTAATGCGTCTTGGAAAGCTTTAGTACTATCCCTTTGGCCTGTAGGATCTCCACCAAAGTCATCAACATTAACAATACGTTGTATTTTTTTAGTTAAGTCTGCTCTTAGTTCTTCTCTAGCATTACTTTCTCTTAAAAAGTCGTGGTATAGACGTTGGTGTAAAGAGTCGAAACTTTGAGCGTCCATCGATGTGTGACTTGCTTTTAATTCATTGTTACCGTCGCCATTATGACCTAACACAAGATGTTCAATGAGTTCGTCTTGAAAGTTCTCATGATTGGATAAGACAACGTCTTGACCTTTTGTAGTTTTGTGTTTGATTTGTTCAGTTGTATGTGCATTTTTTTGAGTGGTTAAATGCTCGTTAAAGCTATCATCACTTTTATTAGTCCAGTATTTTATTTGTTCGAAGTTATTCTCAAGTTGACTTACAAACTTTTGACTCAAGTACGAGTGAAGTTTCGTAATTAAATTGTCTAATTTCAAAGTTTTTGACCTCCTTAGCCATAAAAACCGTAAAAGTTTTTAACTAGTTCATACATAATGACTTCGTGTCCTTTTTCATTAGGGTGTACACCGTCAGGCATACTCGATTTTCTGTATGAAGGTATATTGGGTTTGAATTGTGTTGAGTGATAAGCGTCATACACAGGTATATCTAACTCATTACAAGCGTCTATTTGAACATCTACATAATCGGCTAACGTGTAACCCAAATCGTTCTTAGTGGTGTCTTTTCGGACAACCTTACCGTCTTTTATATAACACTGTTTTGTAGGTGTCATGACGATTATTTTTGATTTAGGGTTATTACTCTTAATTTTAGAAATAGCACTATAAAAGGCACCGTAAAACGTTTTAATATCCGTTTTATCAGTGCCTATCTTAATATCATTTGTCCAATCGTCATCTGTACCTTGAACAATGATTAAATCACCTTTAATTTTAGTTGCTTGTTCATAAATGCTATTATCTTTGTTTGTGCTCATTGTCGCACCACTAACAGCTAAGTTTGTTGATTTAGCCTTTATCTTCTTAGCTAACATTTGAGTAAAGTTAGTTTTAGCACCAGTACCTTTAGCGACAGAATCTCCAATAGTACCTATTGTTTTAACTTTCCTAATCTTAGACTTAGGTGTAAAGTCGTGAACAATAGTACCGTTTGCAGTTGTAACACTCTTAGCATTCGCGTTTTCTAACCTTCTTTTTATTTCATCGGTTTTCTTCTGCAAATCTTGTGCAGTCTTAGTATTTGCGTTGTTTTGAGCTTGAATCATCCTTAAGTCTTTAGCCGGATCAGATTTGTTAGACTTAATAGCTTTAACATAATTTGCAGCAGTATTTACTGCTTTCATATATCTATCTTGTAATCTGAATTCCCCAAGTACTACATCTTGTTTTATAATCTTGTTGTTAATATCTCGTTGTGTAGTGATTTCGATAATTCTAACAAACTCATTTAAACCTATTAAATCATCAATTACATTCACAATATCCCCAACTCTAGGTACTGCTTCTTTAAAATGTTTTTGCAAAGAAATGAAATCTAGTGTTACAGATGTTTTTAAACTTTCTTGTATAACTAACTCCATAGCTTTTTTCAGTGTATCCCCTTTAGTTATGCGTCCATCTATAACAGGTGGTGCATGGCGTTTGCCTATTAAGTCAGCTAAGGGGTGTGTATACTCATATTGCAAGCTAGCTTCGTTGAAAGTTTGTTGCTCATCAAAGCCACCATACCCTCTAATGTATGTGTAACATTTAGAAGCATCTTCTTGAACTTTTACATTATTAGCATTGACACCTGCTTTAATGTAATAGTTAGCTTTTCTTTGAACAATATCATATAAATGAAACGTCTTTGTTTTGGCGTTATATTCATATTCTAAGTTATATCTTTCCAAACCTTTTTTGAATAATTCTAAATTAGTGTCGTGGTTACCTAGATTTTCAAACCTAGAAGATGAAACCTTAGCGTGTAATTCGTACTTATATCCAGTATCTTTAAAAACTAAATCAAAGTAGCTTTTTCCTGTAAAACTACCATTATATACTTCGTACACCCTTAAATTGTTTAGGTCATCTAATTCAACAGGACGCGCTTTGATTGTTAACTTTTCCTTTTGAACTACAGTTGTTTTGTCTAACATAACGATACGGTATTCGTTTAGGTCATCAGCACCACCAACACCTGTAATCGTCCACATTTTAGTAATAGCCCCTATAGCGTCAAATGTAGCTTTGTTTTCTACCATTTCTATTTCTAAGGAGCCATCTTCATTTAATTTCTCGTTTAATTTTGTTTCTACAGGTAGGGATTGCCCAATGCCCTGTAACGTTTTTAATAATATTGGCAATTAAGCAACCTCCTTACAAGTAATATCTTTTATGTTTAAACGTGATTTTTTGAAGTTTCTTAGTAGTATGGAAAGTATTCCAACCAGGCATTAACACAGGTTGTTGCTTCGTCTTGTTGTAATCATCAATACGTAAGTTATTACGATATACATGAATGCCGTCAAATTTGATAACATCACCGGCTCTCAATTCTAATCCACTTATTTTCATAATGTCACTATGTGTCATATAGAAGTTAAAACCGTCGCTATCATTTTTACTGACATTTTCTCCAAGTGTCATTTCTACAACACTATCTTGGTTGAATTGGTTTATTTCAGCTGTACCACCGTAATATACATCGCCCACTTTAGTGTCATAGAATGTGTATCTACGTTCTTTATGAGATGTGTTGAACGGGTTTTTATCTGGAATACCCCATTTATTCAAATTACCACTCTCTTTTTCTAAATCTGTACTATACCCAATACTCTCAAAGTATGGTAATTCAATCGTTTCGAAATCTAGTGTGAATTCACCTGACGTTTTAGTAGTATCGAATGACACTTCATTAACTAAGCCAACAAGTATCTGCCTACCATCAACATATTCTAGTTCAAAAGATTGTTCCTTAGGTTCGAATATATTCTCGAATTTAATTTCACTTTCGGATGCTGCTAATTCTCTAAGATAAAAATGACCTCTTAGCATGGCTTGTATGTTCGCTTTTAAATGAGAAGCGTAAGCTATCTTTTCTACATCGTACCTAACCGTCATAGATATACTTTTCTTTTCTTCTTTAGTAGCATTATGAAATCTACCGTTAACACGATCAATTTCATCAAATTTACGGTCATATCCTGCACCTTTAACATCGTAAGAAACAACTCTCAACGCAGTACCAGTGAAGCGATTGTCACTAATACGCAAACGTTCTTTATTTTTGTAAACTTCAACATCATGTAATATCAATTAACAATCACTCCTTTAAAATAATCCGAAACTTGCGTCTTTTGAGTTGGAATCTTCAATGTAAGATTTAATAGCTGGTATATCTGACTCATTGCGAACAGTCACATTAACGATAGGTTTATTGTTCTCTTGCATGCTATGACGTACGTCTTTACTCATATGTGCGTTCACATCGCTATTTAATCCACCTGTTAAGTCTGATGTTAAATCTGTGTTTAAATCAGGGCTAAATGCGTTAGTTACATCTTTCGCTAAACGACGACTGGCATTAATAGCACTATTGCTTTGTTCCATAATACCAATACCTAAACCTTGAGAAATATATCCACCTATACCTCTGAATACACGTGAAGGTGAGTGAATACCTAGTACGTTTTTAGCTGCACTAACTGCTTTTTTAGCAATGTTTGCGGCAGCATTTATAACTCTACTTGCGCCATTTGCAATACCTCGTGCAATACCTGAAGCAATATGCAATCCTGCAGATACCATTTTTCCGAAGAAACTTCTGACTTTTGAAACAGCTCTACCCATACCAGAAGCCACTTGAGATACAACTCTAACAAAACCACTAACCACGCCTTGAACAAATCTACTCATCGCAGAAATGATACTTGAAACCCAACGAGCACCACCAGAAATGATACGACTTAGTGCTTGCATCATTTTTTGAGCAACAGTTGAAACTACACGTGAAAACCAACTTGATACCGTATTCCATATTCTAGTAACTGCACCTGAAATCGCAGACCAAATTTGGTTCCAACTTGTGATATTAGTACCGAGTATTCTATTTAAAACATTGAATATGAAGTTAGAAATTTGGCCCCAAATTGACAATATGGTATTCCAAATCGTAGTCATTACATTAGAAATCGTAGTTTGTAAAGTTTGCCAAGCGCCAGAAAAATCTCCGGTAAGGAGCTGTATTAATGCAGTAAACAAACCGAAAATCAATTGCGTAGCAGCTTGTAGTATTCCACCTATCGCAGTGAATACTACTGAAATCACAGTCCAAAGAGATTGGAAAGCAGTTACTAAACCATTGATAAGGCTGATGAATAAGAAGCCGAGAACTTGGTTTGCAACTTGTCCTAACATTTGTAAGATAGGCATAATTGGTTGTAGCGTTTGTTCGATAGACGCTCTGAACTGATTAAACCAGTTAATCACTGTTTTTACAGCGTTCATTATCGTATCTTTAATTGTGTTCCAAGCTTCAACACAAGTTTTTCTGAAATTCTCGTTCGTTTTCCATAACCAAACAATAATACCTATTAAAGCAACGATAACGCCTATGATAGCCAATACAGGCCATGAAATCGCACCTATAGCTACACCCAATGTTTGGAAAGCACCACTTAACATAGGTAAGATACGCATAATTGTACTAATAGGGCTCATAAGGAGCCTGAAAGCTATTTTTACTAAGTTTAATGCACTTCTAAGTATTTGAGTGTTTCTAGCAAAAGCTAACATTTTACCGATAGCTTGGATTAAACCTACACCGAACACATTAGATAGCATTGTACTTACTGCGATGATTGGTGCTAGTAAAGCCCACAACATACCACCGAGTATCATACCTATACCAACCATTCGAGCTATAGCTGGGTGTGTTTCGAACAACTTAGCTATGAAACCAGCTAATGCTGTTACTACTTTTAATATCACGCTTGCTATTGGTGCCATTGCAGTGCCGAATGCAACCAAAACTCTTACGATATTACCGATTAGATCCATAATGACTGGGCCATTCTCTTGTACATACTGAACAAACTTTTTAAACCCTTCAGATTTACCAACTTGTTCAGACCATTCTCTAAACTTAGCAGTCATTTTAACTAGCCAATCAAAGATATTAGAACTGTTTTGAGCGAACGCTTTCATCAAGTTACCAATACCCATGAATACATTGCCAAATATTTGACCTATTTTAGGTAAATTAGTTTTAGTGTATTCAATAAACGACTTAATAGCGTTCTGACCTGCTACACTGTTAGCCCAGTTTTGGAACTTTTTACCTAGATTATCTAAGCCTTTAGCAGTCCATAAGAATAGTGGACCTAATTGAGTGAATACATTAATAAGTCCGTCACCAAAACGTCCTGCAGCACTTAATAATGTGTTGAATGTCTTAACACCTGTTGTATTCATCATGTTAAAGAACTTGCTAGCAGTTTGGCTGTTTTGAGCCCATTTTAAGACACTCTGTGAAGCTTGTTCCATTCCTTTAGAGATACCTGCTAAGAATGGTTTCATGCGTCCTAAAGCTACGTTAACAGTGTCTAAAGCGTTAGATAACGTATTGAATATTTGAGATTGATTTTGCTTGATAATACCTTCCCAAGTTGATTTAACTTGTTCTAAAGACGCTTGGTATCTTCTTGTTTGCGCAGTAGCTTGTAATGTTCCGTCATTCAACATTTTAATTGCACTTACTGCCATAGCGCCAAATGCAAACGCACCACTTGCAGCAATACCAAATGCACCAGCTACACCTAATGCACCACCAGCAACTACACCTAATGCGTTAGCTACTGCCATGATGGCGGGTACTAAACCAGCTATAATAGGAATAAGACCTTGAAAACTAGCGATTAGCACACCTTTGATTTGTTGTCCAAACACAGTACCAAATGTACGAATACGAGTAGCTAATCTATCCATTTTATCGCCATATTCGTCTAATGAATCACTTAATGCTCTAGTTAATACTTGAGCTCTTGTCATTCCCCTTGTATCAAAGTTAACTTTTACCGTTTTATCATGTAAGGTTGCAAGCATAGCTTTAGCACCTAGTACAGAACGTTTTAAGGGATTGTTATTCCCTTTGATGTCTACTTCCTTATCTCTTAACTGTTGTAACTTTTCTCTAACTACTGCAATTGCTCGTTTAACAGGGTTGGCGTTTCCGTCTATATCAACGGTATGTTCTCGCCAACGTTGAGCCATTGCTTTAGCAGTATTTAAGGCTCGTTTAAATTTACTTATGTTGGCGTCGACTTGTGTTTCGATTTCATCGGGTATTTCAGTTTTTGCCATACGTTGAGCTTTTCTGATATTCCGTTGGAAATCTGTAATGATCGCCGATATACGAGCCATAAAGTTTTTATTCATGGCTAACCTCCTTTTTGACTAGTATTGCGTAATGAATTCATAAAGCGTCGTGTACCTTGTTTCTGAACATTTCTAATGCGTTTGTTATGTGCTAACTTACGTTCTTTCATACGTTCGTATTCTTCTGACTGTCCACGTACCTCGTATCTTGCACGTTCTAATTGCTTCTGTAATCGTTTAAGTGATTTACCAGCTTGCACAAGACCGTTAGCTTGAGCACCAAATAATAAAGTTTCTTGTTCATCAAGTAACGCCAATCTACGACCTACAACCCAGTCTTTCCATTCATTAGGCGTCAAACTCATTAATTCATCATAAGGAAGATAGCCTATGTATTGACTGGTTATCTGCCGTATTTCTGAATAATCTAGTAAGGTAGTTCGCCCATGATTTCTTTGTAATTGTTCTTCATGAACTCGATTCCGTTCTTCGTAGATTCTTTTTCTTCTTCTTTCACCATAGATGGAGCCGAGTTCATTTGTGTCCAGAATAGACGTGATTTCTGCTTGAAAAAACCACTATGATTTAATACTCGCAATGCACCTTGTAATAATTCGATAGAGTCTTCTTTTTCGTCAATAATTTCCATTAGTGTTTTTTCGATATCTTCACGTTTAGGTGCATTTTTACCTAAATAAGCCGTTGCACATTCCCAAAAGTCAGCAATTGCGATTGGATCACGTTCTAAAATGCCATTATAGATAGCATTGAAACCAGACACTTTAGTTGTTTTACCATTTTCGTCTTGCTCGTCCTTAGCAAATTTCTTAGCAGTTTTATCAAATAAGAAAGTAGCTTTTGCCTCTACTTCTTCTCCGTTGAACTCTAATGTAGTAATAGGATTGATTGTATTTTCAGTCATTCTTTAACCTCTTTCTGTTATTTTGTACAAAAAAATAGAGGGCTTAATGCCCTCGTAAAACTTATGCACCAGCACTAGGTGTACGGTTTTCGTATGAGTCTGTATAAGCTCCCATATCTTCCCATTCAACTGTAGGAGCAGCAGCACTAGGGTTGAGCCATTCTGGTGGTAATGAATCAACAGAACCGTCTGCACTGTTAAATTTAACTTTTGCAGTGATTTCGATTTTGTCATCCTCATCATCAAATGACCATTCGTGCTCTTCTACAATTACATAAGCGAAAGTACCGTGATGTTTACCGTCACGTTTCTTAACTTCCCAAATCCATAAACGTAACTGCTTGAAGTTTTTAACTGACTCTTTTAAAGCTTCTTGACCTTTGTCGCCAGGAACACGATCAACAGTTAACTTGATTTCTTCTTCTACAGAGTTACGACCGTAGTCTTTTTTGCCACCTGTAATCATTTCAGCTAAGTCATTACTGATTGTGTGTCCACCCTCAGCTAAACTAGCTAACAGAATAGCATCTTCTTCTTTTAGCTTGCTCGCTAAATCTTTGTCAGCGATTTGTAACGCTGCAATATATTTATTCTGCGCCATTCGTTACACTCCTTTGTAAAGTATTGTGTCTGTATTTAAAAATAAGCCGAATGATACCGTGCTTCGTGTACTGATCAATGTCAGTTATCACTTCTTGTGTATCAATTCGACTTTTTATAAATGAATAGTTATTTATTTCTATTTCAGAGTTAAGTACAAAACCTAAGTATTGGATGATTTGTGAGGCTTCATCTCTATTTCTAGCTTGGCTATAAACATGCAATGTAACGCCTACATCTTCAAACATACTTGTCGTTGTCTCTTTATTAGTGACGTTTGTTTCACCCACAACGATATATGGGTAAACAGCGTCTTTTTGAACGCAATCAAAAACCCTACCGCCTAGTTGTTTACTGACGATAGGGTTGCTCTTTAATTTGTTATATATCTTGTTAAACAGATACCGTTCTACTGATACCCACATATCTTAACCACCTTATGAAAAATACTTGTTGAAAAACGCTTTACCTTCATCAATTGCTGGTTCCCAAAAGGGTTGTGCATGTTGTCCTTTAGTTGTGTGCCAATGTCCGTCTGCGTCTTTGTAACGCCATGGGATATTCTTTGCACGACTACCACCTGGACCGACTGCGTATATCCCTGTACCGTAGTTAACGTACACTGCATACTCACTACCAATATTAATAACACCTGTTAACCCGCCTTTCTTAAAGTCCATAGAAACACTTTCTCTAAGATAACCGGTATCAACAGGCATGTTACTAACTATTGAATTGTGAATAATTGTTGTTGTCTTGGCTATACCTTTTTTAGCCCATCTAATCGTTTCTTTTTCAAACTCCTCAAGTTCCTTAACTAAATCCCAATTTCCGTATTTAACCTTAGCCAATAGGACATTCTCTCAATCTTGTTAAGTTGATTTCTTGTTGTCCGCCTTGGTCGACAGGTTCTCCTACTACTTCGTAAGTTTTACCGTTGTATTTAAATAAGTTTGTGTTAGTTATTGGCAGGCTGTACGGCGTATATAGGTTTCTGTCGTATGATTGGTTCATTTGATGAAACTTGAGTTGTTCAGATGAAGTAGGCGTATCCATAAATCCTTGTATTGTTTTTTCGCTCTTAAAGCGCTCTTGTTCACGCGGATACTCTCCTACAACCTCTCTTGAGCCTAATTCGATTGTATGAGGAAACTCATTTAATGGATTAAACATGATAACCAGTCCAACGTAAGCGTCTAAATGGTTTAAGGTAACCGTATGTTTCCTTAGGTAGATCAGTAACGAAAGTGTAGCTCACAGTACCCATAGTACGTGAAGAAATATTGCTAGTCGTACCTTGTTTAATACAGTTAGCAATGAATTTCTCTACATTACTAGGTAATGACTTCCTATTGAATGTTTGATTACAATACTCTTCAGCTACATTCAGATACTTTTCAATAAGTAATTCGATTGTTTCGTCATTTGAAGTATCATCGAGTGAGAGATTGTTTAATAATTTAACGTCTTGTGCGTTCATTACTCAACACTTCCTAATGCTTCAATGAGTTCATCTTTTTTCATACTAGAAAAGCCCTCTATTTCACGTTCTTTAGCGAGTTCTCTTAATTCTGATACTTTCATACCTTTTAAGTCTTTGTCGCTCTCTACACGCTCAATAAGGGGCTTGTTTTGACGGTTCTCTTTTGTGGATAGTTCAGTTAATCGTTCATTACTTACATTTAAACCTTTACGAGGGAACGTATCTCCAACGTTATATTCGTAGTTGTTATCTTGTAAGTCTGTGAAGTATTCGATTACTTTATACATACGTCACTACCTCCTTTTATGCGCCTGAGTCTGTAGTTCCAGCGCCTTTAGTTACCTTAGCTGATTTAGATTCGTCATATAAGTATGCTACATAATGTTTATCACTGTATAAAGCAGTTGTTTTAGTTGAAGGATCACGGTCAGTTTCTAAGAAGAAATCACGTTTAGTGATTAATTTAACTGCACCACGTTTAGCTAAAATAGCTTCGCCCTCATCTAATTTCTTAGAACGTACAATAACAGCTCCTAACGCTTCGCCAAACGCACCTTTAACGATAATGTTATCGCCTAATTCAGTAGCGCGAGTGAAGTTATCTGAAGCACTAGAACGTAATTTACCAGCGTCTTTAGGATTAATGAATAATACCATTGGTTCTAAATCTTCATCGTCAAATGTATCAATAGCAGCTTCTAAACCTGCTAATGTACCAATATCTCCACTAACTGTTAATTTCGTGCCTCGTAAAGCTTCTAATACGTCGTTATCTACTTTGTTAGCAATGGCTAAGCCATGTTGACGTACTGCTTCGCCTTGAGGGTCACCATAACCAGATAATAAAGCTTCATCAGTAATATCAGTACCTTTACCGATTTTATGAATTTTAGCTTCACGTCTGTTAGTTTCAATTTTGTCTACAGGAATTTTTTGTCCTTCAGGTACTACTGTAGCGTCACCACTGTAAACAAATGCAGGGAAAGTTAAAGTGTCGCCTGGTTGTCCTACTAATGTACTGTCAATGTCTGCAAATTGTGCAAATCTCAATTTCTTATCTAATTCTGCTTGCATCATAGGTTTTAATACTTCTGGAACGATTTGTGTACTTTTAGTTGTTGTTCCTTGTGCCATATGTTATTACCTCTTTTCTAATTGTTTATTAGAGTGTCGTAAGTTTTTCTATCGTTAACGAATAGATTAGTTCTCTCTGTGACACTCATATTGTTAAATTCTTCTTGTGTAATCCCACCATTTACGTTTTTACCGTCGTCTGGTGTGCGTCCACTTGGTTTACTTTCAGCAAATAAATAAGGCTTAGACTCTTTTAACGATTCAATCGCTTTATCTAAACCTTTAACTTTGCCGTCATCTTGTAGTTCTAGTTCATCTTTGTTGATGAAAGCTAGAATGTCGTCAGCGTCGTTTGCGTCTTTCGCAACAGCTAACTTAACAGCGTTATTCAATTGTGATTCTTGGTACTTAGTTTGCCACTCTGCGTTTTTATCTTTTAATTCATCGAGTTCTTTTTGTAACTCGCTATCATCTTTCACAGAGTCATGTAATTTGGCAATTTGTTCATCACGGTTAGTAATCTCTGCTTTTAATTCATCGATTTCAGCGTTCTTGTCATTCAGTCGAGAACGTGGTACCATACCTGATTTCGATTCATCAATAGCGTCAATCACTTTCTGTTTATCGATTTCACCGTCTTTAAATTGCCCTAATAATGCGTATAAGTCCATATTTAATTGCTCCTTTTACGTTTTTTACGTGTAACGACACGAAAGATTTGTATAAAAAAGAAGCCTTTTAACGACGGTGCTAAGGTCGAGTATTTACTGCTTACGTTTATTCTTCTCCCACTCTCTATAGTTAGTGAAAGGTATTACGCCATCTTCTTTAGTTCTCATCGTTGTAGGTAATTCATCTTCGTCTATGTAATAAAGTAGTTTACAACGACAGTTGATGTTCTCTTTTGCGCTAGCTACACCTACAAACAACTTAGGTGCAGGACCTACACAACCACTAGAATGAAAGTTATCTTCAATATCTACTGAAGTGCCGTCTAAGTGTCTGTGTGTATCACGTGTGCGTGTATCTTTAGTAGCATACCAACGTTTCTTCATATCGAGTCCATTATCTTTAGCTACCATTGCACTATCTAATCCTGCTTGTGACAATGCACGTCCTGTTTCTGTTCTAGCTACACGTACTGATTGAGCTTTTGACATACCTAAATCATCTCTTAACGCTTTAGCTATCTTAGAGTAGCCTTCGCCACTCATAATACCTTGTGTGATATGCATACGAATACGTTTCAACGTATCGTCACGATGTTTCTGTAGTGTGGGCACTAACTTAATAAATTCAATAGGTTGTTCTATAGCTGTCTGTATCGTTTGTGTGGTTGGTATATCAAAACTCATAGACGTTTGACTTGCTACTTCATACAAAAATAGGCTCATCATGTACTTTTCGATATAGACGTTCTGTTGTGATTGTTTGATAGCCTTAGCGACTTCTCTGTAGTCTTGAGATAACATCTGTCCTATACGATTAAGTTCTTTGTTGATCCTGTTGTATTTATTGAATTCAGTCCACGTTACTTGCGGTTCATCTCTATCGTACTTTTCGTACATATTCGCAATAATCTGTTTGATTTCTTTCAAACGTTTAGCAAATAGTATTTCGATTTCTTTCTCTGCTTGATTAACCAGTTTGTCGATGTAGTTATCTATGTCATTCTGATTGGTTATTTTCGGATTGTCTTTGTTGTTCGTCATTCAATCCCTCCTCAATGTCAGGGAGTTGTTGATTGAGTTCTATGTTTTCTTGCTCTATTCTTTCCATTTCAGCCACAGGATCTTCAACCCAAGAATGATTAGAAAGAATAGTTTCTTTAGATAATAAGCCTGTAGAATTCATAGCAATTTGAGAGTTTTCTAACTCATTAACCATTACATTGAAGTTGAATGTAATCTCGATGTCTTGCACTTTCACATCTAATCTGTAGAAGTCGATAATGTACTGCAATAACTCTTGTAATGCAGTAAGTGTTTTGTTCTTTAACTTATTCGCTTTTAAATCTAAGTTACTGTACATAAATTTAAGTGCAATACCACTAGGGCTATTACCAAACTTATCTTGTTGGAAGTCTACACCTTGCCCAAACTCTATAATGTAATCACGTAACATCTTCGTGTATTCCTTAACAGAGTCGATAGGCACTTCTACTTTGATAGTATCTACACCTGAACCACTTT